CTACCAATTCATCAATCTCATCTACATCAGCTTTGATATAAACTCCGTTTATTCTTTGCTGTAATTCCTTTTGCATATCGGTAAATGATTTACCAGCAATTGTCGAGGAGTAAACATTATCAGCAAGTGCATTAGTCGTCTCAGTTGCAATATCTAAAAAGCCAGTAAACTTTAATCTCTTGAGATTTGTAATCGTCTCAATATCAACCTCAGTAAGTGTTTTAAACTTTGCTGGTATTGGCAAGTCTTTCATGTTTGCAACAATGACTTTTGCTAACTTGTCATACTCTCTAACTGTGTTATCAGCCCACAGTAAGTAATGTTTATCAATTGCTTCTTTCAGCTTTGGTCTAATCTCAACTGCTAATCGTGCTTCAAATAGTTTGCCTTGCCTCTGTGGTAATTCATTTGCAATCTTAACAACATCTCTTTCAAGATTTTCAAGTGCGATGTTCAATCTATTATTATGTCTAAGTTCAATATCATCTACTAGGTTTTCTCTAGCTTGTGCAAGTTTCTCAATCTTATCCATTATCTTCTTTTGCCTTGTCCTCTATACTTTTTAAAACTTGCTTTTTTCTTTTTATTCATTGTGCTTGTGATTGGATTTCGTCCAATCGATGTACCTTTTTGTATAGGCACATGAGCAGAATATGTTTTACTCTTTCTCATTCAAATTTTTCCAAAACTCATCAAGTGGGTTATGTTCACAATTCATGCATGGGCAACTAGGACATTGACTACCATTTGAGCAATGACATTCATGCTCACAGTTTTTGCACATCATTCGATTATCCTCTTTATCCGTAAACGACCCATGTCATTTTCAAGTTCAACCTTCAGCTCACTACATTTTACATATATTCCCTCTTGCTCCTCACCTATTTGTCGAGAAACAATTCTCTTTTGAGATAAACAATCTGACATTCCATTAGTTGGAACATACTCTAATACTTTATCGCCATCTTTTATCATCATCATTACAAATACAAGTTCGATCATCAGTAAGTTCCATTCTTTTCTTCAAGGTCAATTATTCTTTCTTCATGGAACTGTATAACCATGTCGTTCTTTTGTATCATTGGTATCTCTTGTTCCATTTGAGATTTTAGTTTATCTACATTTTCACTAAGGAATTCAACCAACATAAAAAGTTCCTGTATTTGTGGCGATACCATATCTCCTTTAGGAACTCCATCAATAAAATCATTTGCCGCCTCCAAGTCTTTTGTTATCAATTGTAACTCAGTTTCCACAAGAGTAAGTCGCTCCAGCAGATTGAAATATGAGAATGTTCCTATGGCTACAGCCGCTAATATAGCAATTAAATTTTTAGCTGGTAAACTTATCTTGCTATCTTCAGATAAATCTAATCTACTCGGCATCTTCTTCTTCAGCTACCTCTGCTTGAGTTTGTGCTGTTTCAAATACTCCTATCTCTGCTTGTGCTGTGATCTCATCATTGATCGTGCTGATTACTGCATCTGCACTCACAATCTGCTTATCAATCTCTTTTTGGAATGTGCTTGATCTTACACCACTTGCTTTTGCTTGTTGTAAGAAAGCAAGATCAGAAGCATAATCTCTTAGGTTGAAGCTGTCAGGATAATCAATCTCACCATCAAATGACTTGCCTTGCCACATAGCCCACAAAGACCAAATTTGTTCTTCTGCATTCTCAAGTAAATCAGCCTTCTCACTTAATGTAGAATTCAGATTTTCAAACTCAGTCTGTAATGCAATCCCTGATTGTACTTGAGTTTTAGTTTGTCTGACACCAGACATATGAGTTGCTCTGTCTATCATCTCAATCTTTTGCTCAATTGATGATCTGATCTCACTCAGGTTCGATCCGCTTGGCTGTAATAGAAAAGGTTTTAGCCCACTATCTAAATCATCTGGCATTGATATGATCGCACCAGCACCAGCACTAGCCTCAACTCCTTGAGTTTTTACCAAGCTAGGGTGGTTTGATAATCTGATAAGCTGTTCCATCTCTGATAACTCGTTGTAAATAGACTGTTGCAATAATGCAACATCTGTTAGATCACTAATTCCTACACCAAGTCTAGGCGATCTTTTGTTATACAAGCAGATAGCTGGTATTTTACCAATCTGATTTGGCTTTACTTCAAGTGTTTTTGGCTTTCCTCTTTCTGGTACAAACACATAAGAAATTTCATTTGGTGTCCACATTCTGTAATACGACCCATCTGATGTTACTTCTTCTCGCACCTTTATGTAATCCAGTATGTATTTACCACTTGCGGCTCTTACATAGTTCCAGTCCATGACATTATCTGGAGTTATCATAGTCAGGTATGGTCTAATATCTTGACTTAGTTCCTCTGCTCTTGTCTGTGCATTGCTCTCAGGTTTATCTACAAAAATCCAAACATTCCCATATACACTAGAATAGGTCTGTGCGTTCTTCATAAACGCATTGAAGTTTTGTCCGTCTAAGTCTGTATCATTTAAGAATGATTCTAAACTAGGATCATCTTGCAAAGAGCCATATTCTCTTGTTGGTGGCACTCTGAATAAGAAACTAGAGTAAATACTAATTATATTTCTGCAATGGTTGTCTATAGGTGTATAATTTATTCTGTTTTGATATTCTATATCAAGTTCCATTGCATATTCATGCAAGAAACTACCTGATCTATATTCTTCTCCACCAAGATATGATCTCAAGTAAAAGTTCCATCTATGAATCATGAGATCATAGTTTTCGTGTTTGTTTTCCAAAAATTCTTTGTCTCGAATTAATGAATCGATATTTTGACTAATTGAGTACATTATTTAATGCTCCATCTCTGAGGTAATTGTTTTGTATATTGTTTTCTTATAGGGAACAAATAATCTACCGCATAGCCAATGGCATCGTTCATATGGTCAAATCCGCTATCCTTATCAGGTTGCGTAGTTCCCTCTTTGTAAAGGTGTCTTTCCAAGCCTCTAATTATGTTCTTACACTTAGGGTCAATGAACATCATTCTTTGCTCGTTTGTATTCTTTAGTCTGGAGTTTACAGCATTTATTCGATCCCTGATCTGTGGGTGAACATTCTTTACTCGGACTGTAAATCCAGCATTTTGCAATATGTTTAGGTCAGTCCTACCCCCAGCAGAAGTTTTCCGTTGTTTACTAGCTGGGTCAGGATAGACTATGATTGATCTGTTAGGGTATCTTGATTTGATTTCCTTAACCAATTCGTCTGTATTTGACGAGTATATTACGACCTCATCAATAAAATTTATAATATTATTTTGTAACTGAAATATAGCCGCAGACATTGGGTCTATGTTGAAGTCCATGCCTATATGTATTGCGGTATTGTTATCTTTCAAACTCCTTACATTTTCATCTCGGTCAAAGTTGTAATAGATAGCTCCAGCATAAGTTTCAAATGTTGCAAGATATTCTTGTCTGAATGTCCGTTCATCAAGATCGTTCTTTGCTGAGTTTATCTCATCTTGATCTACTTGTCCGCCATCAAGAGTAGTAAACTGAAAGCTTGTCCAGTCTTTGTCCTCTTTGCCCTTGCAAAAAATATCATAAAACCAATTGCCATATCCTCTTGGAGTGCCGCAGAATAAAGCATCACCTTTGACACTACGATCAGAAAGTGTTGGTCTCAGTACACTATACCAAGCCTCTGAGGGTACATCAGCCGCCTCATCAATACACAGAAAATCCAAACCGACACCTCTCAAGGCTTGAGAAGATCGATCTGCTCCTCGAAGTGATATTTCTGAGTTGTTATGCAGTCTAATTGTAAGGTCTGTTTCGTTTATATAGCTAATCAACTCGTTTTCTAGGGCTACCTCTTTCAGTTTAGCCCAACATATTTGTCTTGCTTGTCTATATGTAGGAGCAACATACCAGACTTTCTGCTTTGACTCTTGACAAGCATACTTCAGTAACTCGCCAATCGCTAAGTGTGTTTTACCAAATCTCCGTCCAGTTACTAAAACTCTGTTTCTAACTTTGCTTTGGGCTACTTGTTTCTGTGTTGCTGTTAAGGGCATCTATCTTTACTTGTATGGTTACTTTCCGACCAGCATAATCACTATTAAAATAAAATTCTTTCTTTTCCTCTGGTTTTAGCTCATTGACCTTCTGATTGAGCCATTGCATGATCTTTGAACTATCATTCACAATTTAAAACCTTTTTTCCATGCTTGTAAGCTCCAGTAAGCCGGTGATAATGTCTTTTGTCCTTTTACCTTATCTAACACAGCACCCATTCTCGCATTGAATGACCTTCTTCTAGCTGGGTCGTTCCTACCAATGCTCATGCCTTTTTGCCCAAAGTTTATCTTCTTTACATTGCCTGTTTTCTTGTCTCTTACAAAAACCTTGAACTTCTTCACATCTCCACGACTGGGTTTATTAAGTTTTACTTCTCGTCCTCTGTATTTAGCCATATGTGAAGTTTATTACCTTTTCATTATTTTCATTGATTGTCATATCTTTTTTAGCCCACCTATCCGGAAATCTTCTCTCCAATAACCAAGCCTTGGATTGCCAAGATTTATCTTTCATTATGAAATCCAAACAATACATCTGACATTCCGACTGAGCCTTTTTTATATCCTGTAAAAACTGCACAAATTTTTTTCTTTCTTCTTCGTCTTTGATCTCATCTGTGTCCTTATTCAGCCAGTTGTAATAAGTTTTCTCTGATATTCCAGCATATTCACAGGCATCAACAATAGTTAGACCTTTTTCGATAGCAGAAATCAATCTATGTTGTATGTCATCTTGTAATTTTGTTTTTCTTCCCATTTTAACCTCTTGTTTGAGTAAACCCTGATAATACAGTTTAATTTAAGTTTTGAAGTTTCCACCTCACATAATCTGGATTGTTCTTTTCAATCTCGGTATAGTGTGTAGCCATACCATTTACAATATCTTCCTCTTTTTTGTCGTCCATTTGCCTCAGGTAAAATATCGCATGGAGAAGCTCGTGCTTGACTAAATCGACCGCAATTGTACCGCCTCTCTCAATAATTGTCTCATCAACATATATCTTCATCTCTCTTGAATGAAAGCTACCTTGCTGTTCAGCCAACTCATATGATATATGGTTATTAATTTGTATTATTTGAATACGATAATGAGATAAATTTACAAACTCTGGTAGTTCAACTTTTTTCTTCATTACACTTGCCGCAATATTTGCGAGTTATCTTTTTGTACCCAAATAAAGGTATCTTACAAACAATACAAATACCTTGCTTGAATAAATCACCAACTTTTATCATACTTCGTCTAGTCTCCTGTTTTCACAATAAAAAGTCCATGTTTTTAGCGATTGACCCTCATATGTGCCTTTTTCTTCAGCTAATTCCATAATCATTTCAAGTTTATTCCAAAAAACAAAATCTAAACACTCTCGTTTAGTGTCAAAAGATTTTAGCAAGTAGTCAGTATATATCGGTCTATCAATATCATGATACCACAACATGGCTGTTATGACCCAAATCATTTGCGTTTTCTTTTACGCAAATCTAAATCGTGTTTCCTACTTCCTCTTAAAAAACTATTGACTCGACCCATCGCCCAAGCCGCCATCGGTACTCTCCTTGATCCAGCACTTAAGAAAGCTCCTTGTCCTCTACGATAAACTTTAGCAAGTGTGCCATATGTGTATCTTTTTGATGCTTTGGCTTTTCTTCGCAATGTTGCTTTTGTAGCTTCTGATAAAGGTTTTCTTTTTACAGCCATTATGCTCTTGTCCTAGCTCTGAGTAATCCTCTTGGTATTCTTCTCCCTGATTTATAGAGACTTGCAACTCTTTTGATTAAATTAGCTCGTCTTGATCTTTTTGCTCCTCTGAGACCAGATAAATATTTTTTAGGTACTCCAGTTTTTTTATCTTTTGGTACTTTTCTGCGTTTTTTAGCCATTATTTGCCTACTTTTCTCTGTGCTGATATGTGAGCTTGTCTAAAAGTACGACCCTTTTTCATGTCTCTTGCCATTGCTCTCATGTGTTTTAGGCTATGGTGTCTAGCATGACTTCTCATTGTCTTTTGTTGTCTCGGTTTGAGATCCTTTATAATATTCTTGATAGACGCAACCTTAACCATTACTTTCTCTTATTCTTCTTTTTCTTTTTTTTCTTTTTACCCATGTGATATGGCATGAAAAACTCCCAAAAATTAAAAATTATTTGATGTACAATTACAAGAATGGTAATTATATCAACTTTTACTCTTTACTGATTACAATGTCAATAAATTTGATCTAAAAATTTTTTAAAATCATCAATTGCATTTCTGAATTTATTACCAGCTACTTGCCTATTCATTTGAAATTTCATTGCTAGTTCTTTAATTGTAAAATCCATAACGCATACATAATACAATATTTCACAATAATAATCACCTAACCAATTGTTTGCTCTGCTTAATTTGTATATAGCCTCAACTCTATCAACAGCCATATCTGACCAACCAGTTGTATCTCCTATTTTATGAAAATTAGATGTATAACTACCAATACGAGATTTTTCCCATAACCTTCTATATTTTAATGCAGTATGATATTGAACATTGTTCAAAACTTTTTTTGACCGGAGAATATCTAATGAGCTTTCAGCTACATTGATCATAACTATTCGCCCTTGTCCTCTAGCCTTTTCCTTCTTTGTGCCAATAAACTTAGGTTTTATTTTTCTACGATCTTCTGCTTTTATTGCTTCCATAAAAGCAATGTACTTGATTTGTTTTATTCTGACTAATTATATTTTTTTACCAGACATATAATCAAAGGTAAGTTGTTGTTTTCCATCACTAAAAGTAATTTCTTTCCAACTATGTGCTACCATTACAAATCCTTTTGGAATATGATTAGGGAATCGTTTTCTAAAAAATTCTTCTGGTGTTACTTGTTTTGGCTTTTCTATTGTATCTTCATCAAGCCATCGTTCTTGACTTAAAAATGTAGAAAAATGCGGAATAAATTCAATACTGGTGGCTTTTTTTGCGAGGCGGTTGTAAGACTGTACAAGGTCATCAACAGATACCTTTTCTTTTATTTTAATCCATTTCTGATACGCAACCTTCTTACTACCTCTTTTAGCAGTAAGACGACTCCATAAATCATTAAATTCATCTATATTTATTATTTTATTATTTAATTGTTTATGTTTATTGCCATAAGGTTTGCTGACTGATTTGTCTATAGGGTCTTGATAGATGTCATAATTCTGGACTTTTATTATGTTTGGGAAGTCGGCTGATTTGCCATATGGTTTGACGAATAGTATGACATCGAATTTTCTTAATTTATCTAAATAGTGTCTTGTCCTTGATTGCGACCAACCCCAAGCACTTGCCATATAAGATACTGAATAACATAATTCACCCCTTTTTAGCCTTACTGTTTGAGTACCAATACTAAAATCTCTTTCCGCAAAACTAGCATATAATAATATCCATAAAAAAGCTCCAGTCTCACAATATGTTCTATCTCTTTTGTTAAGTGCTGGGTGGTTGAGTATCGCCCTCGATATTTTGATATATCCTTCCATATGTCTTAGCCCTCTCATCAAGTAAGTGAATGATAGTTTTTGTATTCACTTTTTTGCAATCAGACATTGTTACTAAATTTTTCGCTATTGTAAAAGGATTAATTGACCACTTTTGATAAAAAGAAATTTCACCCAAGTAATGCTGTTGCCTGTGTAAATCAGTATGTAAACTTATGCAATAAAAGTCAGATGGTTTTATACTAGTCTT